GTAAATAACCTGCAGAAACATTCTCTCTATTTGAAATAAATTCTAGATTGTTAACATGATTATTCATTTTATTAGCATCCATATGATTAACTACTAGAGTTGTATCTGCTGGGACACCTATCCAAGCTAATGCTACTGCTCTATGACATCTTAGTGATTGATTATCCACTTTAACTTGTCTGTAACCGCTACTGTTAACTGAAGTTGCTAATGGAAATTCAGATCCTATTCTTCTGATGTTTCCGATTGGGTTGACTTCGTAATTTACGAAACCAGGTACTGTTTTAAATTCATTGTTGTTCATCTTTATTAGATTATTTTTGATTCTATCTCTTTTAAAAAGATATACCATATTTATCTACATTGGGTTTGCGGAAACTTGGCGGAATAGAGATTTAGTGATTTGTTAACGTAAAGTTAACATTAGGAACCATAATCCACAAAAAAACCAGCGGTTTAAGGCTGGTTCTAATGAAATCAAAATTAATCCGAACAAGAATAATCATCTTATATATCCAATCTATTTATTTACTTCAAATATAATCCAACCAGACCAAATTCATCCGAAATAGCACCAATTTTATCAATTCTAACTAAGAATCTGATGGAAGACCATATTTCTGTAACTGAACAACCATATTCGTTAGCTAGATCAATCGGATTGGTATTTAGATAATCAGATTCAGTATAGTATTTTAATTCATCTAACAGTTTTTGTGTTTCTTTTTTCATTACCTTTCTGATATTTTTTTTATTAGTTTTTCAACATGTTCACGTAGGAGCGTTCTATTGAACGATTTATCCGTTGTGAATGTCAATGTATGGGAAACCATATTTTGTTCAGTAGTGGCTGTCTTAAGATGTATACGGAAGGGATTAACCTTATTCTTCTCGTGCTCTATACATTTAGAGATATGAGATACCGATAATAGTCTTTGGTCAACCTTAACGAAAAACGGAATGGACTTAAGGTGCATCTGATCAGTACCTAATGAATTTATCCACATAACTAGTGAGGCTTGCATACTGAATGGGATTTTACTAAACATTTCTAAAGAATTACTTTCATTAGAATAATCGGAAGAAGCTAAAAATACTTCTTTAAGTCTCGCCCAATAAGCAAGACTTAGTGTTTTCTCTATTGGATTCATTATAACTTTCTGTATGATTTACCAACTACTTCAACTACATTACACAATTCATATAATCTATCCTCTACATGATCTCCGTATATAGTTCCCATTTCAGTTAGAGATTTATTAGCAGTGATAAAAATTAATGGTTTAATTATGCTATCTTGATAATCATCATAGAATATTTCTATTAGTTCCTTAAAGGGTTGGTAAATAGTACCATAAACGGAAACTGGGGATTCCCTACCGACATCATCAATAAATAATGATTTCTTACCTCTAAGATCATTAATAGAAGCGTATTGAGTTGCTCTATAATTTGAACATAATGTATTAATCTTTAAATAGTGTGTACCAAACCATTTAGGTTCCTCGTCTTCATACTCCTTAAATTTCGGGTAGGACTCGAGATATTTTTTCATCCCAGTAGATTTACCAAGACCAGGAAGACCAACTATAATAATTCCTTTAGTTCTATCCAATTCGTCAGACTCTAATAAAAATTCTATTAGATCGTCTCTTTCTATTTTATACTTTATCATTTGTTTGTTTATTTTTAGGAATGTATACTTTTGTGTTTTCATCAACCAAACCAAAAACTGAAGATCTAGTTGTAGATTCGTAGGCTTTCATCGCTAAAGAACCTGAAGATCCACCAACTCCTAATATAGGTTTAGTCCACATTCTATTTTCGATATAATTCTGAGGGGAAACTAAATACTTTCCATTATAATTCTCAGGAAGTAAACCATTAGCAATATACTTTTCTGAATGTTCTTTCATCAGTTTATTTAGTGTTAGTGCATCATCTTTAGAAATATCTTTAGGAATAACACTATCGATAGCAGTCCAAAGAATATTTCTTCTAGTTGTTTTAGGATATGCTTCTAACCAATCTTCAGAAATCCATTTCGTTAGAATATGATATGGTGTAAGCTTAACAGGAACTGAAGGTTCATTATCCTGCTGTTTCTTAACCCTAGGTTTACGAACTGGTTTCTTAATCGGAACTGAAGGTTTAATTAATTTTGGTTTAGTTGCAAGCTCGCTTGCTTTACTCTCTTCTTTCTTTCTTATATTCTTTCTTTCTTTTAGTGTGTGCGGTTGTTGTTCACTTGTTGTGCGGTTGTTGTTCACTTGTTGTTCATTTTGTTGTTCAACTTCAGTTCCATTTGACTGATATTTGCTCCAATTCGCTATTGTTATTAAGCGATTCTTGTTGCTCGTCTGTTGTTCAATTAGCTGTTCAACTTTTTCAAAATATTCAAGAATTCTCTGTATTTTATTCTCATCCATATTTAACTCATTTGCCAGTTGTTTACGTCCTGTTGTGAGCTGACCTGGTTGTAATTTGATTGGTTTCCCACCAAACATTTCCTCTCTTTTTCCATAATTAGCCTTGATCAATAGGTGCACAAAAACATGGACCTTTTCGGAATCTTTATAAAATGCTTTGTCAGCAAGTGCTCTATATAGTTTTAACCATCCTTCCATTATCCATTAATTATTTTTAAAATGTTCTCCCATTTGATAATAAAATATTTAATACCAAATAGGCCTTTTCCTGCATCTTCTACAAGGAACTCTTTTTCTAATATCTTAAGATGCTTTTTAATTTCAAACCTAGATCTTCTTGTGTCCTCGCATATTTCAGAAAACTGTTTAGCAAATTTTTCATCCGGGGATTCTAATGAATATTCCATTAGTTTGTTAAGTGTTACAGTTTCAAGTATACCCAAGGTGGAGCATAAATTTTTACTAAGCCATAAGATCTCTTTGTCGCTTAATTTTTGTAATAGTGTTTCTTTTGTTTCCATTTTTTTATTTTATTTTTGTTATAGATTATATATCCACTATTGTATTTTGTTTCATAGTATTTACTAAAATATTTTCAAAATAATGTCTATTTATATTGATTCTAAATAACAACCCACAAAAAAAGACCAAATCACTTCAGTCTTTTTCTATCACAATCTTACTCACTATCGTTTATACCCACCATAGCGACACGATAATCATTTTTAAATATCTCAATATGGTTAGATCAATTATAGTGCTTTAAATGACTTGTTTTATCTATCACTAATACTAGGACATTTCTGTTTTAATATTCGTTCTCCAAATAAATCTTGGAGTATTAGTAGACATTCATATCTTTTTGCAGTAACTCTAGTTGGGAATTGTTCGATTGGGATTAGTTCAATTTGATCTATTCCTTCTTCTCTCAGGAAATTATACAATTCCTTGTCTTCATTCTTTTTAATTCCACTATTATGTTGTGTCTGTCTACGGGTTAAATCATTAGTAATACCAATATAACGGATTATTCCACCAATTTCAACCTTATAAACCCAAGTCTTCCCCTGGGATTTCCTTTTCCGTAATGCCATTTGCTTGTTTATAAGTTTCTACTCGAAAGTCCAACTCTTTTTTAATAACTGCGCAATATTCATACTCTTCCTCTACCTCAAAATTCCACAATAGAATCTCTAGGACCTCCATTGTCTCTAATGTATGTGGTTCGATAGCTATGATTAATGAGAAATCTGATCTAGTTAAATACTTTTTTATTTCTCTTGGCATCATATAAAGGATGTCCGATGGGTTGAAGTTATAATTCATCAGCTATTAGATTATTTTTAATAAATTTTAAATATTCGTCTCTTGCTTTTTCTTGTGTATCAAATAATCCTAGATTTTTTATTTTTCCATTTATATAAATTCTAGATCTCCATTTATTTGTTATATTGTGAAATGTTACCCCTCTATATTTTCCAGAATCCTGCAATTTTCCGTAATATAAATGTACATTTTCTCTTTGTGTTACTATTCTTAAATTTTCTATATTATTATCTAATTTATTTCCGTTTATGTGATCTATAACTAATCTATGACCTGATAATTCATGATTTAAAAAAACCATTGCCATTAATTTATGTATATAAAATCCTTTCGGTGAATTATTTTTTCTTAGCATAATATGTCTATATCCAGAAGTTATTCCTCCAATCATTATTTTTTCTTTATTATATTTTAATGATTTAACTCTTCCGATATTACTAATTTGATAATTAGAATATCCCTTTATTTCCTTCCAATATTCTTCCATAATTTTATTTTTTTCTATTTATTATTTTTTTCATAATGTGATTGGTAATTTATCTTCGACGATCTTTTTCATGGTTGCTTCTAAGATTTCCCGGTCTCTTTTTATGTACAAATAAGCATCACCCTGACACAACCATTTAATATTTTCTAATCTCCAGTCATAAAAATTACCATTTAGAAAGTAAAATCCTGGTTTAATACCTAATATTTTTCCAAGTATTGCCCTTTTTGAATATCTTTTATGGTACATTTCATCAGAATACCATTCGGAACCATCAGATCTTGTGTATATTTCTATTCCATCATCAGGAACTAGTGCTCCACATAGCGGATAATAAGTGAATGGGTATCCTTCTTTTCTGATCGGATCCGAGAGATCTATTTTTGGATATTCGAAATCAAAGAGTGTTATCATAGTTATAAGTTTGTCTATATATCCGCTTACAAAAAAGCCCATACATTATCGCATGGGCCTACTACAATACAAATACAATAAATTATTCTTTTTTATCCTTCATTATATCACCAAGATCCGCTTTTAATTCCTTTCCTTTTGCAAATAATTCTTTTAATAGTATCCAAAATGATTTATTTCCTAATTTCATTGATGTTTCATCTAAACTTTTTAATTCAATATAAGAGAAAAGAAGAGTTACACCCTTTGCTAATAAAAGAGAAATTCCCATAATAACCCCGCCGAATATGAAAGTATCTAAAAGGAATGCTAATAAAATACCTCCCATATAGAACACAGTTTTGATAACAACATTAAATAATTTATTACTTCTAAAAGAAACCATCCCATTTAATTTGATAGTTGTATATATTGCTAAAGTAGTATCAGCAACTACAAATAATGAGATGATAATAATAAATGCTTTTATTGGGGCTAATACAGTTAATAAACTAATAAAAAGTCCTATTAGAGTGGATTTCATTTCTTGTGGTGTTATTTTACTTAAAAACAATGGTTCCATATCATGTTATTGTTTAGTTATTATAGGATAACCTGATTTATCTTTAGGAAATGTTGAAAGGATTCTCCAATTATTGTAACCTATTTTATCGAAATGTGGCATATCTTTAAATGAAGTCCAAGAACCACCCCATGACCATCCATGTTTAGCAAATATTCTAACACACTCATCCCAATCTGCAACTCCATCCTTGTCCCAGTCCTTATGTGTATCCCAACTTGCAGTCTTACTATCAATTATAAGGCACATATCGACAGCAAATCCATAGTTATGTACAGATTGACCACCTTTAGCATTTGTTACCTTAGGTCGTTGTTTATATAATGCATCTTGTTCTGCAAATGTTCTTAAACCTTGAGTAATCCTAACTTGAGAATTACCATTCAATACAGCATTACACTCACTGATAATAAGATTCATTTCCTCTCTTACCAATGGGTGTAATTTACTTATTCTTTCTTTACTTACGTTATCCATTATCTTCTTGTATTTCTTCTTGTACGATTATGTAAATTCCTTCATAAGCCTCTGCTTGTTCTAGTGATAATGTTTCAACGTATCCATTATCACTTATATTCAACATTCTATATTTTGTTAGTATCATAATTTTATATTTTTAATTTAATGCTCCTCTTATCATTGCTGGAAATGTCAATCCAATGTAATCTACATAGATAATTGCTATAGCAACTGCACTTACTGTATTTACTCCAAATACTACATTAGCTCTTGGTGTGGTACTTTGTATATTAGTTGTAGATGATTGATTAAATAATTCAGTTCCAACCATATTATATACTGTAAATGTAACAGTATTAGTACCACCAACCACACTTTCTTTTAATCTAATATGATACCAAGTATTTGCTGTCAAAGTGAATGTACTTGTTGAACTTTGTACACCAAAATTTCTTGTAATTCCAGCAAGAGTTGTTCCATTTATTTCAAAGTAATTACCATAACTTGGTGCATTGACAACAATTGAACCAAAAGTATTTCCAAATCTAATATAATTATTTGTTGGATTTGGTAGCAATTTGAATATTAAATCAGTTTGTAATCCATCTGTAAATATTGTTGAATAACTATTAGTATTTGTATGTGTTGCAATAAAACCACCACTATTTGGAGTACCAGCAAATGATGAAATTTGTTGAACCCCTGGGTGATTAGCATCAATTATATTATTTACAAGTCCCAATTGACCAGCTAAAACTGTACTAAATGCATAAGGTGCTAGATTTGCAGTTAGGGGTGATAGTAAATCAGTTGATACTGTATATCCAAGTCTTCTATTTACTAAATCTTCATTTGCATTAGCTGGTGTATATCCTAATGCAGTTGATATTGTTTTATTCTTCCATAAACCTGTTGCAGATTCATAAACTACTATCTCATTGTTGGTTACTGCTGAAATAGTTACATCTTGTAAATCATCTAACTTTAAAACAGGCACAACTGTTAATGGTACTGGTACTAATGTTCTTACAGGAGTTATTCCACCAAATTGAAATTGATAAGTTGGTGTTGCACCACCACTAATTCTATTAGCATAAAATTTAAGTACAATCCTATCTGTTGATAGAAATTCACCATCATTCCAAATACCTGTTGAAGAAAACTCAACAAATGCACCACTATCCAAAACAGGAATAGTATTATCACTAGTAGCAACTAATGTTTCTACACCTGTACTGGTTCTTTTATATGCTCTAAAAAAGAAGGATGCTGTTCCAGAACCACTTATTTTTCTAATATTCCCAATTGTTGTAATATTAAATACACCAGGGTTTCCTATTAATATGTTTGTTGGACTTGCTAAACTTGAAATTAACTGAGCAGTAGTTGTTATACCCCCAGTACTTATATTTACAGCTGTTGTATTGTAACTTGGGTCTGTAATAGATGTTACCATTTTACTATAACCAGCAATATCAGAAGCAACATCTGTAGGATATAATATTAAGTTAGATGGTAAATCATTTAATGAAATAAAATGTGATATTCCATCATCACCATCATTTATAAGTTGAGATGTATTTGTAACTGGGGTCTGTGAGGTAATTGCAATCCAAGCACCATCTTTTCTAGCATAAGTAGTTCCGTTGATAGGAGCATCACTAATCTTAGTATTTAAAGAAGTAAATATAGTATCAATTTCCCCAATAATAGTATTAAGAATGGTATTGATAGATGATAATTCATTTTGAATAGCTGATATATCGACAGTATAGGTTGTAATCTTAACCAATTGATTAAGACTGTTCTGAAGGTTGTTTATATCACTTATAACGTGAGTATGTCCTATTTGGCTATATCCTATAATGATACTATTAATAGACGTTTCTAGGGCATCTATTTGAGTATTATATGTAGATAGGTCCACATATCCAGAGAACTTCTCATCTAGATATGTAAAATTAGCTTTAACTTTATCAAATGATGCCTTTAAGGTATCACCTAATCCGCTGTTCTGCGGTTCGTTGTTGATAGGTAGTAAACTCATTATGCTTCAAGTGCATTTAATCTTTGTTTAATACTAAGAATATCAGCATTAATCTGAGTTATTAATCCATTTTGTGTGTTGATAGTTTGTAACATTGCTGCTAAAGCACTATTAATATCTGTAATATCATTACTATTTGCAATACTAGCATCTTGCAAATCTGCAATATCATTTACAGTATTAGTAGTATCAGCCTGCATTGAAGTTAAAGTAGTTTGTAAATCAATAATATCAGCAATCTCCCAAGTAGATGGTACATCACCAATAGTAATATAACCAGCATCATTAGTTAATTCTGATACAAGAGTAGGAAAAGCACCAATTGATGTAAATAATGTATCAACATTATCATATAATTCAGTAGTCATTGCATTAACTTTATCAAAAGATTCTTTTAATGTATCTCCGTTACCGCTATTTGCTGGACTATTATTTATTTCTTGTCTCATCTTTCTTTTCTTTTTTTAGTTTTTCGTATAACGCATTAATCAATCTAATGTGTTCTTTCTTTATTTCATATTGGCTAGCCATCTTAACAGCCCTTTCTTTTTAATGACCACCCTCCGACATTTATTCTATTTGAATGTCTATTGGTATCTTCTTTAGGGTATTCAACAACGTCTTTATCCTTTATCCAAGCCAAGAATTGTCTTTCGTAGTGATTGTAAATCTTTCTTGCAGATTGAACAAGATAATCAACCTCTTCTTTTGATACTGATTCATTTGAATCTGATTTCATCTTAGAGATACCATTATTAGATACCATATAAGCACCTTGGGAAAGATAGATTTCACTGGATGAATGAATAACCATTTCCTTGATATAGTCCTCATACATTTCAAGATAATCCCCAGCAAGATCATCATTCTCAAAATCAAGACAAATCTTATCATATAGAGTTTTACCAAGTAACGGTTTGATCATTGTGTTTTGAGCAATCTTTATCATAGGTAGGTATCTATCAACATCGATATTCCCACCCATTATAGTGTTTCTTGTAAGCTCGTCCGGCTTTAATAATATAGTAGTTAGTGCCATAATTATAGTTTTGTTATATTGATTCCAATTCCAGGTAATTGATCTATCACATCTTGATTATTATCATAATGAATTGCAATCCTCAATTCTAATACCTTTTCAACTTTGGCTTTATTAGAACCAGTTGCATAAATTCTAGATAATGGAATGCCATATCTTGCACCAAATTTATCTAATTCTGTTTCGTCTTGTCTAGCAGAGATGATATAGATCCTATTACCTTTAGCTATTTCTGACTCCAATAAGGCTTTTCCTTTGTCTGTTGTTAGTGTATTATCAAAATCAAAAGATATTCTCTTAGACGCAGCCATTTGAGTTGGTTGAGCAGGGTTTGTCTCTGTTTTTATTCTTAATTCTTCAAAATCTATAAATTCTAATTTAACAGTAGGAGAATTTACCTTAAGTGCTTTTTCTAAACCTTTAGTTAGAATTTTTCTCATTGGATTGATCTGACTTCTATAAAGAATTTTTAATGACTGAACCATTTGGTCGGCAACACTAGAAAATCCACTAGTCATTGGTAATCCGAATAAACTTGGATCGTTAACTTTGTGGGACAACATGATATTAGTTTGTGCTTCTTTACTTAATGTTTCAAATTGTTGATAAGCATCAGTTACCTCGATATTTTCTACCGTTGTTGCATTTTCTTTATTTGAATTGAAGGATACTATAATATTACCAGCTACAGAAGTTCCTCTTACTTTAGCAAGAATGGCTGCTTCTGCTTCATCCTGTGCTTCATCAGTATCTGGGATACCTTCATTAACATTAATAATCTTACCCGCAGAGAAGTTATTCTTAATGTGATTATTATAATAGTTAGATAATTCCTCTTGTACTTCACAATATTGTAATCCGGATTGATAATCAGGTAAAGCAAATAACGGTTGTGGTGATTGTCTTTTGATATAAAGAATTTCACTTTCGTTATTCTCACCAAATCCAAAAGCAGGAACGGTATAAGGCTTGAATTTAGTTTTATTTTTCCAGTCAAAACAATACCAATATTTCTCAATATCTTCAGTCATATCATCTTGTTTATAAATAGCTACTGATTTAGTTGGAATATAAAGCATTTGTGCAACCTTTTTTTCCCTGCCTTTAGCATAAATTACTTGAACTGCACAGTTACCATGTATCTTAAAATCCGTAGCAATCATTCTCATTTCTTCTTCTTCTAGAATTTCTTCTAGATTGATTGTACCAGAAGCATCAACTAAACCATCCCCCAATATATAGTTGACATAATTGTCAATAATTGCTTGATTAGTTGGTGATCCCAAGTAACGATTTTCTACGTAATAAAAGAAATCATTGTCAGTTCCATTAGTAACATATTTATTAGTTTGGATAACTAATGTATGTGGGTCTGGTTTAACGTAATTATTTAGATTTAATACCGTGATTCTATCTTTTTTCATATTTAAAATTTAATAATTTTTGATGCGTTCGGAACATTCATTTTGAATTCTTGCATATCCGTTTGATTTGTACAATATAGTTTACCTCTCCATAATAATTTATCAGATAAATCGTTAACAGTAACCTCGAATGAAGTACCGTCATTAACATCAGATAGAATAAATGGAATCTCCATATAACCACTAGCATTAATAACAGTGCATTCTTGACTTATTGTTTGCTCTAATAGTTCATCCCAAAGGATAAACTTAACTTCAGTAGGATATTCTCTAGGAGTAATTGTAATTGAATAAGTACTTGGTTCTCCTATAATAGTAGCATCAACAGTAATATGTGTGTTATCTACAGTTATGTTAGTTGTGTCAACAGTTAATGGTTGAGAATTATAGTTATTATTTATATGTAGTATCTTCATCGCCTATTTTAAATTAAAAACACCTTACTATTGGATTGTCATATAAATAAAAAACCCTATCGGTTAAGATAGGATTTAGTAATTATTTAGTCACACATTTGACCTGGGTGACAAGGTATTATAGGTGAAGGTGTAGTTTAGTCTTCAGTTATCCAAGAATCTATAACAATACTTGATAAATCTTCGATTGCACCAGCAGATAACCAATAAATAGGTTCAGATTCTTTAGCAGTAGCAGTAAAAGTATAACCATTAATTCCATCTATAGTTCCACCTAAATCTGATTTACCCGTTATCTGACAACCGTTTTCAGTTCCCATTATGAAATGTTTACCATTATTCATCTTACATATCAAAAATGGTCTACCCTTAGCCATCATCTTGAATTGATATTCCATCTCCTTACCTAAATTAGGTAGTACAAAGGTTAAAGAAGGTGAATACATAGTAGTAAAGTTATCTTCACTAAATGTTTGTGTTTGAGTAAAAGCATTAGTTGTATGCCTTAATTCAAATTTAGCAGAAGAAGCAGCTGGTATTAATCCAGTAGAAAGTAATTCATGACCAGCTTCATTTGAAACTGTTTGTCCATCAAATGCTCCTTCTAAGAAATTCATTAAATATATTGATTTGATTCCTGCTGTTAAATTTTTACAAGATAATAGTTTCTTACCTTTTGTTATATTACAACCCATAATTTGTTTATTTTAATTAAAAACACTTGGATGACAAATTGTCATATAATAAAAAACCCTATCTGATTAGGATAGGGTTTTTAGATTATTTAATGGATTAATTATGCAGGAAGATCTTCTCCAACAAATAAAGTAGAAGTCATAGTACCCAATCCAGTTATTGCACCAGCAGATAACCAAAAGATTGGCTCTGATTCTTTAGCAGTAGCAGTAAATGTGTACCCATTAGCAGCATCAATTGTACCACCTAAGTCAGATTTACCTGTTATTTGGCAACCGTTTTCAGTTCCCATTACGAAATATTTTCCGTTATTCATTTGACAGAACAAGAATGGTCTTCCCCAAGCCATCATTTTCCATTGGTATTCCATTTCTTTTCCAAGATTTGGTAGTACAAATGTCAATGAAGGAGCATACATAGTAGTGTAGTTATCTTCACTAGCTGTTTGTGCTTGAGTAAAAGCATTAGTTGTATGTCTTAATTCGAATTTGTAAGCTTTTGTAGTAGGAGAATCTGCTGTTAAACCTGCAACTGTATTTAATATATGACCAGTTTCGGTAGAAGTGGTACCACTAGGTGTTAATCCTCCGTCTTTGAAATCTACTAAATATATTGCTTTGATACCTGCTGTTAAATTCTTACAAGTTAAAAGGGCTTTCCCCTTTGATATATTACAAGGCATAGTTTATTTATTTATTTTTATTATTAATAGGGGATCCTAAAATAGAATCCCCTTTAATTTAATTTACTCTACTTATGCAGTAGCTCTAGAGTAAACGATTTGATTACCAAATGAATAACCAACACCAGCGTTGAATACCATTTTAGTTCTGATATTACCAGACAAATCAGATTCGTCCATATCTTTAACAGTTACGTTGTTTAAGTCAGCTTCTAATCCTGTAAGGAAAGCTACATTTTTAACTCTATATGCTATGATAGTAGATGCAGGAAGACCTCCAATTGATACCATTTTAACACCTAAGTAATCAAGATCTTTATCTCCTACTGGAGTACCGATATTAAGAGCAGCTTGAGCTTGTTTGTAAGCTTTAGCAACACCAGTTGATACTGCGAAGATTAAATCAGATTCTTCAGCAACTGAGTCTGGAACTAAGTTGTAAACTGCATCTAATTGAGCAATTACGTTAGCTTTTGTAGTAGCAGCAACTGAAGCGATGTCAATTACATCAGCATCAGCTAAGAATTTAGGTAAAAGACCAGCGAATTGTCCACTAGTACCAGCACCTTGCCAGATTTGAGTATCTACTAAAGCACCCATATTAGTAACCATTGCAAGTAAGATAGCTTCTTGAATAGTAGCAGGTATTTCATCATTAGCACCGAATAAACCAGCTGATTGAGCTTGAAAAGTTTGGTGAAACTCATCTTTACATAATTCGTGTTCGATTTTGAATTTTTTAGTGATTACTTCTTTATCAGAATAATCTACAGTTCCATTACCTGACCATCCACAAGCGTAGTCAACTAGACCAGATGTGTAAGACAATTTTGGTAAATAACCACTACCAATAACGTTTGGTAATACAGTGATAGCACCTTTAGAGATAGTATCAGATTTTTTAAAAGCTTGAACGAATATCTCTCCAGCTTGTACTCCTACGAAAGAAGAATTTACATTTAATGTTGTTGCCATTTGTTTTTGTTTTTATTTTTTATTTATTTTGAACTATTCTTGATAATGCCTCCATTGTTGATTCTGCCCCTTTAGATTTAACTTGATTAGCTTTTAATCTTGTGTCTTTCGGTTTAGCGGATAGTTCTGCATTTAAGTTTAAAACACTGTCTCTTTCTTGTGTTATAATTTCAAGTTGCTTAGAAAGAATATCAATCTTTTCTAAAAGTTTATCAATGTCAATTTGTTCTATTGGTTGTTCAACCTCTATTGCAATATCTTCAGCTACTGTCATAATCTCCTCGATTGCTGCATCAGATGCTTCATTCATTTCAACAGGTTCAACTTCCGTAGCTGGTTCCATTTCTGGTTCAACTTCTTCTTGTACTACTTCTACTTTTTCAACGATTTTACCAGTTTCATCAGTAGTGTAAGTGTACCCTTCATACTCGAAAGTTTGGCTTACTAATGGTAATTGCTCACCTTCTGTTTCTTGATAAACAACGTTATCTAATTCGAAAGCATCAGCTGTAAGATTACCGAATCCTTCAACCATCATAGTAGCTAATTTTACATCAGCACTAAACATTTCAATTAATTTTTTTAACATACTCATTTTTTTCTTTTTTAATTTTAGTTTTGTAACATTCTTTGGTAGAAATACTTCTTCATTTATAGATAATATTAAATCGTCAACTTCCTGTTGGTCTATAAGGATCCAATTATCGGATGGCTGACCTTCACCTTTTGTTATAAAAGTATCTATTATCTCCGAAGGTACCTCTTCTTGATTAGAAACACTACAATTGCATTCTGTTACATTTTCTTTGGAAAGTCTCCAGTGATTGTTAGCAGAACTCGCTGTTTGTGATACTTCTGATGGATTAACCTCCAAGATGGCTTTAACAGCATCTGCTTTAGATAAACCACCTATATAGTCTAATGCTTCTTTAAGTGTCATACCAGTAGCATTATTTTTATTTAGATAAATCTGTCTCAACCAAGCATGTCTGCAATTAACTCCACCTTTATATTTGAAAAGGTTGTAGTAATCTGATCCATTAGGTCCGAATCCGGGATTAACTGATCCAGCCGTTAGTATATCTTCTTTTCTGTAAACAAGATCAGCAGTGGTCATTCTAATGCAAAAATCTCTAGAGTTTAAACTAGTTCCTGAAGGTGAATATTTATATCTAACCTTGAATAGTTCATTATCTTGTTCACTTATTGCATCTGGGTTTGCATCTATTGCTTGTGCTAATTCAACTTGTGCTTGTGCATTCATTAGCACCTTTTCCATTTGAATGTAACTATCAATTGAAAATCCTTTAGCCACACCGGTTGTAATATATTCATCCCAAAGTGGTTGTGATAACTTCATAGTAATCATCCAAGTTCCCATTGGTAAACCTTTGAAATTTAATGCGTTAGCTTTATCATTCTTTGGATCAACTATTAGCCAACTTTCTACTACTGATGTTCCATCCAACCATAACTTATCGTCGTGATTATATGTTGTATTTCTCTGGTAACCCTTAGTTAAGAAATCTTGAGATAGTCTTTCTATAACTGGTTCGTCAAAATAGATTTCGTATTCCGAACCATCTTTATTAACTCTTGGTATTCTTTGATTTGGAATAAGAACCACACCAGTTAATAATCTTTTTTGGGAATCGCTTACTTGTAAATTAACTACCTTTCTACCTTCTTTAGATAAGGTTAGAAAGTCATAAAGATTAGCTGGATTATCTACTATAGATATTCCATAAAGATCTCCGTCGGTTTCGTCATTATAAACAATTTTATATAGTTCCTTCATATTAGTTTATTTTATTTAAAAACATATTATTTTCTGATTGTTCTTATTATAAGAATGTTGCAGAATTTAATCTTGCTCTATCAAGTGATTGCTGATTAGTAACATCGCTACCAACTACATAAGCTTTAATAGGTTGGTTTTGTTGTTTACCTATTGTAGCAGCTAGTTGGTTAGTACCTGAGGAACCTACTACGTTAAATTGTGCTTGTGGAGCAGGTGGAGCAGTTGTTGAACCACCGGCATCACCACCACCACCAGCTCCAAGTATTTTCTTAGCTTTATTAATGTTACCAATAATCATAAGTGCAGAACCTGCATAGGAAAGTCCAGTAGCAATAGGACCTGCTAAAGGTGCTGCTGGTCCAGCTGCCTTAGCTGCTTCTTCACCAGCTTTAAGTGCCATTGGTACTGCAGTAGAGAATGCTTTTGCAGTATCAATACCGATAGCAGTTAATGCTAATCCTTTTTGAATACCTATTGTTGCTTTACTTCTACCAATACCAGCTGCTTCAATTTTCTCCATCCAGGCTTGACCGTCACTAACTAATCCTGTTGCTGCATCATAATAATCTTGTTTAGATTTTATCTTAGCATCATTCATTTCAATTTCTCTCTGAAGTTTTGCATCTTCTGAATCATAAATAAGTTGAGCATTTTCTGCTTCAAATTTACTTTGAGCATCTAATGTATCTTGTTTATATGTAGTATCTTTATCTCTTTTAGCTTGATTGGTTGAATCTATTAATGTTAATTCATTTTCTGCAGTTGAAATATCTATATCAGATAGTTTTTGTGCTTCTATTTCTTTTGCTTCAACTTTTGGTGATTTTTTAGTAGGGTCAATATATGTTGATTTAGTTTCTAATTTACCAGCTGCAATATTTGCTTTAATAGTTTCTTCTGATGCTAATTTAGTATACTTAGCCTGTTCTTTTTGAGTATCTATTACTTTCTCTGCTATTGTTGTAGCAACAGCACTATATCCTAATAATGCTATCTTAGCTTTATCATACCAAGTAAGTTCAACTGCTTCACCAGATGCTAATTTAGCTGCTGCTTCTGCAGCTTTACCAACAAATAAGGCTGCTGTTGCTTTTGCTATCTGAGATTTAATATAGTTGTCGGTATTAGCAATCATTTTACGCTCAACCTCATCAAGAGTATTAACTTTACCAAATGCTTCACCTAATGTATCGTTATAGGTTTTTACTGCATCAGATTTCTTTATAATACCTTTCTTAGCCTCATTAACAGCTTCATTAACTGTTATTAAACTTTTATATACATCAGTTAAACTCTTAGTCACATCAGCCTGTGCTTCTGCATAAGCTTTGGTTTTAAATGTTGCTCCAGTTACAGCATCAGTTACCTTATCCCAATTTGCTATAAGCAATCCTAATCCAATAATAAACAAACCTATACCTGTTGCTGCTAACGCTAATTTGAATCCTTTCATTGCACCAGTAGATTCACCTACAATTAATGCATAAATTTTTTGATATGCTGCTCCAATTTTAGATTCAGTAGTAAATAAATCCATTGATTCAACTGCATCTTTAAAATCCATCGCAAGACCACCAGTAGCATTAGATAATAATCCCATTGCTCCCCCATTCTCTAAAATACCTTTTCTATTCTTATCTAATGATTCACTATGTAAATTAGTTGAACTAGTTACCTTAGTTGTTGATGTTTCTAATCCATCAAGTGAATTTGATACTTTATTAATACCTTCTACACCAGCAGCAGTATCTACATTTATTACAATAGTTTTTTCTATTTTATCGCTCATTATCCTTTATATTTATATTTTCTTATCCACTTAGTTTTGATTGCTTTGAATCCAACTGGAATCTCGTTTTTCCCCTTGGCAATCTCAACCAGATTACTAATATTGTAGAATGGATGGGATTGTAAAAGTTCTATAGTTTGTGTTATCATATCTTTTTATTGAAAACATTATTATCATTTAGTGTTTATTCTACTAAACCATTTTGAGTAACTAATACTTGAGTAAGTATTCCATTTACTGTAAAGTTTAATATCAATCTTCTTGATAAATAAACTTCTGGTGGGGTTTGACTAGCTTTTTCTTTTATTAAAATAGTTAATGTATCTCTTTTAGGATATGATAATTCAATCCATTCAGTACCAAATCCATCTTCCCTAGCTTCTACCGACCATATTGCATCTTTTAGTACATTAATATCAAAGTATTTGCTACCAGCATTCATTACAATCTCATTAGTTGATAATAGCTCTATAGAATATTCTTGAATAGGTCCAACAGTTGTAAATGCAATAGACAAATCAGCAATCATAATACTAGGACCAAAAGGTAGATTACCATATACTTCAGTACCAATTACAAAAATATTGTCATATCCAGCTGGTAGTTCCCTAAAGATTGTACCATTTGAATTAAGAATAATGTTACCATTTTGAATAATAGTTCCATTATAGATAGTTGCATTAGATGTTACTAAAACTTTATCAGTATGAATTAATCTAATATCTGTAACCAATCCAGCAAATCCATTTCCACTATTGAAAGAAGTGTCAAGTTGTCCACTTGGTAATATCTTAACAATACCCCAAGCAGTTTCACCAGCATATCCACTAATATCCCCACCAACATAGATTGAATCACTTTCTGATTGAATAACTTTTAAATAAGAACTATATTCTGAAGTTAGTACCTGTGGAACAAATGAAGTAACTTCACCAAATCCAGTAGCATCAATTGCTATAATATGAGGTCTACTATTACCATTGTGTTCATCAAATACTCCCACTACATATAGAGTATTTGGATTATTCTTAGCAGCAACCATAGAAGTTATAGCATTGTTAAACCCAACACCACCTGTATTAATAGAGATATTGTTACCATTTGCTGCATCAACCTTAACAAAATAATCTGTTTGGTATGCTGTTAATCCATTATAATCTAAGAATGAACCACCTATAAGAAATGATTCAGATGTTCCGTAAGGTGCAATAGTTGTAGTTGCTCCATCAAATCCTACCCCAGGATTAAATCCACTATGAGTTAAACCATTAATGTCTATATAAGCAATATTGTTTGTACTTACCCCATCGTATTTATCAAAAATACCAGTAACAATCATTCTTCCATCAATGTGTTGTAGAATAGATGCTCCTAATCTTTGGGGAGCCATTGTAAGTCCATCAGATAGTGTAAATCCATCTCCAAAACTTGTATACTGATAAGGTGTACCATCAAAATTCAGTCTAATAATAACATTGTTAGTTGCTCCATCATAAGAAGTGAAGTTACCATATAAAGTAATATAACTTTGTGCAGTATCTACATAGTAATCTCTAAGTACCCATTCTTGGTGCACATCATCTGAATCATAATAATCAAATGAACCAAATGTTTTACCCAGTTCATTAATTTGAGAATGGTTCCAATCGTAGATGTCATTGAATAGTGTAAGAACTCCTTTGCCAGTAGTAAGGTCAATCTTATAGTCATTAATTTTAAATCTATTATTATTAATAATCACTCTATCATTCAATGATAACTCCTGTACATATCTAGGTGGTAACTGAACATTGTAAGTGAACTTACGTTGTTTTAGAGAGTAGATAGTGTCTATCCAATCTTTCCAATAGTTTTTAAATAAAGATTTATCAGCCTTAGCTAAATGCCAAGGGTCTATTTCTTCGCCATAATTAAGGGTATTAGTAACTTGTTCTAATATTGCATCATTTGTATTTCCAGCTTGGTATGAATAGATGAAAGGAACAGCTGTTTCATTTCCATATTTAAAATAAACTGGAGCATCTGGATGAGACATTAAACCATTATTAAAGAATATAATAGGTTTAGTGTTATTTTTAGATAAAGTATTACCATCTAATTTACAGGCTTGTCCTATAGTGATATTAGTTTGTTTATTTGCACCTATACCTGGTTTAAGTATTCTCTCAAATAACATATTTTCAAAAGGTAATTCAACTGTTAATACATCCTTAGATTCTATGATTGCTATTTTAGAATTTAAGTCACCATATCCAATGAGATTTGATGGATTATTAGTTTCTCTAAATTTCTTACCATTTACATTTTCTGTTTTTTGGTATTTAAAATCAATCGACTTATAGATAAGTGGTCTATCAATTTGAATAGTCTTTTCATCAACGTATTGATTAATGTTAAGAATATTTCCATTATCATAATATGAATTTAATGTATCTAAGTAAAAGATACTATCAGAAACAGGTCTAATAATAAGTTTGAACTGTTTCATCAATCCCTGTATAAAATCAATCACCTTCATTTTAGGTAGAATATTGCTAAAAGTAATACCCCATACACTAACTTGCCAAATACCACCTGTTGATGGTTGATTATTTATCTGAACATAATTACTCCAATCTGGTGCTAATAGTATTATTGTATAGTAGTAATTGAATAGACTATCTGATTTAATTTCATAAGTTATTTTATGAGAACCACTAGTATTAACAGAGATGACATTCATTCCTTTTAATTCCTCAGATTCAGATAATTTTATACCATTATCATATACAATTAGTTTATAACTAACATCCTCAAATCCAACAGCATCATCAATATATATTTCTACACTTCTATTTTGTTCTGTTGATACATAGGAAATACTATTATCTGTATTATTAACAGTAAATCCATTTGCAGTAGCAAAAGCTAGTTGAGTAGGTGTAGCTTCAATATCCAATAATTGATAATCTCCAAATGAAGATAGAGATGGGTCAGTCCACATATAGGCATTATTCATCACTTCCAAACCAAAGAAGTCTCTAGTAAATGTAATACCATACTTATTTTCTATTGCTTCTATAATTCTCATTAATCTAATTGCTGGTCTTAGTTCAGTATTTAGTATAGCACCAACAGAAGTTCCAATATCAATAGTATTTGCTGTTCCGTAGTTCCAATCTCTATCAGCATAGGCTATAAGTGGAGTAATAACATTACCATCCATAAAAGATGGGTCAGACATAGTACGAAGGGTATTAGCAGATGTGCTTTCATAGTTAAACTGTGACAACTTAGTCCAAGTAGGTTCCAAATCTGTTACACCAAATTGGTCTTTATTATAGTCTAATTTATCTATAGTATCTTCACCAAGTAAATCTGTAAGTTGTTTCAAACCCCCAAAGAATGTTATCTTATATGCATAAGGTTCTCCATCCTTCATTTGAACACCTTCTAATTGAAACTTACCATTTCTGAATACATAAGTATCAACCTCTATATAAGCATTCACTCTGATATTAGCATTAAATTGGTAATCATCTTCAGCTGAATAATCAAAGTAATATTTAAGTGCTGCACTATTAGTAGGAGTTGCTGGGATGGTAAATGAATCACTAAAATCAGTAAAGATATTAGATAGCTTTTCAATATCTGCTAACTTACTTGTGAACTGAATAGACTCATCTTTGAATAAATCTAATTCAGTATAACTTTCTGTATTATCAACAAGAGTATCAATCACATAAACTTGCTCTGGTTCAGTTGGTCCAGAAAAGATTAATAGGTCATAAAATGTAAATAACGATGTAAATGTTGTTGATGTTGTTTCATCTACTACATATTCATTCATACTAAAATCATAGATACCTAATTCTGCTTGTAAGTCATTAACATACTGCATAAATGCTTCTATAAATAACTGTAAAGTTGCTTGGTCATTATGTATCATATCAGATTCAGTAGTTCCAAATCTAAATGAGTAGGTAGTTCCATTCATTATGAATGAAATCTGTCCCCCTGTTACAGGAATAGCTTGCCACTCTAAGTTAAGAGTACTAGGTCCTAAGTTTTGTTGTCCTACGTATAATTTTACTTCCATTATTTGAATGATTTTATTGTCTTGTGTGATAATTTAACCTTTAATGTATAGTTGATTAACTTATCATTATATTGTGTCTTAAAAGTAACCGTATCATCTACTCTTGTTACTGGATGTACTTCAAATGTTGATTGACTTCTTATCCACATCTCTTCAGATAACATAGCTTGTCTGATTACATCATTATTAAATTCTGGTATATAATCAGTATTAAGAGTCCATTGTTCCCCACCATTAGTATTGAACTGTTTTGTAGTGTGTCTAAGAGGATTATATGAACCATTAATATCAACTATGTTTCTACTATAATCTTCACTTGTAACCGTTAGGTTCTTAACTGATTTTTTAGTTAATGGTAGAGTTTGTAAGAACCCTGTCTTATCCTTGAATATTAAATCCCAAACTTCATTCTGACATTCAGTAATAAGGAAGTATTTCTTACTCATTGTAAATGGTTCTCCACCTATACTATATATTGCAACATATTTAATCCACTTTTCGCTAAGTATATCAACCTCTGTGGCATTATCTACTACACCTACACTAGCTATATAGTCTGTTGATAGATTAGGGTCAAATGATAATGTTCCACTAGGACAAGAGTGTTCAGTAGATGGGTCACTTGAGACGTAGTAACCTATTTTAACTAAATCTTGCATCTTAAAGTAACATCTTTCTGGTGAAAACATTGAAATACTCTTAGTAATACCACCTTGAAATAGTGAATTTAATGAATTAGCTTGTACTTCATTATTGTTTATATATCCATCTGTTATGTATAGGTGCTGTGTTGTAGTATGTTGAACTGTGTCGAATAATTTATTAACCATTTCAACAGCACACCATTTACCTTCAGTTTCTCTAATAGGAATAGGTCCTAATGTGTGTTGATTAGCCAGGTAATAGTCAATATCAGCTGAGAATCCTTCTCTTACCAAATACGATATGTTACTATAAACTATGCTTTGTAATCTTTGTACTTTTTTCTTTATCTTAGAGAATCTTACTGGAACATCTATAAAGGTATCGAATAAACCATTATAAACTTTTATGTTAAATACTGTGGTATCAAAAGTTTGTGTATCTTGGGATAGTGCTAAATATGGACTTCTCACCACTGTATCTCTTCTAACTATTGCTGGTTCTGGTGGAACTCCCTCACCAAAGATTACTGATTCATTTTTACCATTATAAGAATAGTTAAATATATCACTACCATTCATAGTTCTCATGTAAACTACATTATCCACAACAACTACTTCAAAGTTACCACCATAATCTAATACAAAAGCATTCCCATATAGAGTAGCTTGGTCGTTATTGGAAGTTCCAATAGTTGTTTGACCAGGATTAATTCTTGCATCTTGGAAAACTTCTCCTCTAACAAATTCTACTGAATCTGTAGGGTGGTCTCCCCAAAAAGATAATGTTAATATATCATCTATTGAACATAGGTCTACGAATGTTATTGTTAAATTTTGTACTGGTGCTGGCATAGTTATTTGTTTTTATTTTATTTTATTATCTATTTCGTCCATTAAATCATCGGCTACCGAGTTTGCAAGTATGTTAGCAAATTGATTCATCTTAGCATCGAAATCGATAGATATGAATAAGGTTGGTCTGATACCGTTTTTATAGATACTTCTTGCTATTGCAAATTGTAATCCTTTTCTTGATTGGAACTGTCCTCTTCCGTTTCTTGGTGCTATTCCCTTTCTAACTATCCATTTGTCAAACACACTAGCAGGTGGCATTCTATTGGTATAAGAATATGGGGTATTGAATTTACGTTCTGTCCCACTAACCCCTTTGTCTAGGTACTTACCATAGTTAGCCATTAGAATTTCGATTGTGTTGTCATCATTGATAACAAAGTCGATTGATTTAGCTAATTCTCCACTTGCTACTGGAACTCTGTTTCTTAGAGTATCACAATATTCGTTAAAGAATTGGGAGATAGTTTGGTGTTGATTTACTAACATATGCTTATAACATCATTTGGAGCCATCAAAGTTAATTGTAGAACTAACCCATCCAGTATATTGAAATCTTTCATTAGAAGCGGTGTAGCGCTTGTAACGCTGTCTAAAATGATCTCGTATTCATTCTCCTGAAGTGTAAGGTAGGTTACCAAGTCATTCAATATAGCATAACAAAGATTTAGATTATCTATTACATTATCGTTACCTTCAAACTTAGTATTAGTGTCTTCCTTATTGATATTTCTTTGTTCGAATACACCAACCTCAAAAGTAAACATAGATACCTGGGAGTTTCTAAAAGGTATTTCCATTGGATTGATATGAGCTAATGGATAGATTGCCTTTTTATATAAATCTTTCTCTTCTGTTCTAGAGAAGACAACAGTATTAACCTGCTCGTTCGATTCGAGTCTAGCTTTTATTAGATTTACTGCATTATAGAAATTATTCATAGTTGGTATTATTTATTTAAAAACATTAAACATTACTTGTGTTTTGCGATCTGGCAATTCTGGCTGCATCCAGTTGGGATTTCCTTGTATAGAAGTTCATGAATGTTAGAAATTCGATGGCTGGGGATTGGAGAACCTCTTCTATTTTTAGATAGTCTTCCTTAGCTGCAATGTATAACATTGGGTACCAACCAAACTCCTCTGCAAATTCCTCTTCATCTCCTACGAAATCGGTTGGATTCCCTTCTGGTCCTTCTTCTACTACTTCTTCCCTTTGTTTGTATAAATATCCACACCTATCAATAAATCCTTGTTTAGTTCCCAAAAAAAAACCATCGCTCCTAGATAGATTTCTATTGATACCTTCTTCATGGTATTTATATCTTCTTTAGTGGTACCTCTATATTGGGATAACCTATAGTTTTTATTCTTCTTGTCTTTACTAACTATTGGTCTATATAATATTGATAACATTTCAGGAATCGCGGTTTCTTCTTTTTGAAAATCATCCAGATCTATATACTCCGCAGTTGTTATCTCTTCAAGATTTGGTATGAATCCATATTCTGTCCCGCGGTATTCGAATCTTTCTATAAATCTTGGGGGTTGTGCTAATAGATCTAGGATTCCACTTATGATAGTTGAACTCTCCTTAATTGTGGATTCATCAAAATAGTAATCAGCTATGCCTTTTAATATTTTACCATCATCCTTCTTATAAACCCCAATTATCATTTTCATATGTAGATAATCTTCTACTGAAATGTCATTCAATGTTTGTGGTATTGGTCTTCTTAATTTCATTATCTTATTCTAAATTTTTTAACTGTTGGCGTGAGGGTAAACCACATCCTCATCATTATGGTATCACTGTAATCAGGAGATCTTCCTATTAACTGTTTAACCTCGGTTTTAGGCATTATTTTTAATTTACCATCTGAATCTATATCTGCCGCTTTTATTTGCTCTAATTCTTCAATTATTGCATCTTGTTGTGCCTGGGATAGTTCTGCTGATATATATATCGAATCAGAATTAATCATGTCTGCTAATTTATAATAACATTGGGTTTTTAGATTCTGGAAATTCTCGTCATTTAAACATTTTGAGTTGTTAACAAAATCCTTGATTCTAAGGTTGTCAACTAAACCTCCACCCACACCATCACCATCGGCAATTATATGGTTACTACTAACATTGTATCTATTCTTTAAACCCAGAATAGCAGTTTGGAGATCTGTAATTTTACTCGTAGCATAATCAAATATGTCAACGAGTTCAAAACCTCTCCATAAACATATAACAGCCTTATCAGACCCAAATCTTGCGACATCACAAGTAATATAATATCTATCATTTTCATTTCGTACGTATGTGTTTGTGAATAGATTCAATATGTTATCGTATTCAACTAATTTTGTAGGATCGTCATCAGATTCCCAGTTACCTAATAATAGTCTTGACTTTTGTGCCTTAGGTAGAGACATTAAGTTGTCAATATAGTGTTGTGATATGAATGGATTATCTGTTACTAAAGCTTGGATAAAACATTTATGTGGTTCTATATCATTTATCTTTTGTGGTTTGTAGAATTCTTTATAAACCCAATTCTTGGATGGATTACAAGTTCCTAATATTTTTGGTATTAGCCCATACTCATCTAGCTTGTATCTAATACGGGATTTAACTATCTGCCAAGCTAATGCAACGGTTTGGTTAACCTCATCAATAAATGCTCCCGTTATCTCTAACGAACCTAATTCATCAAATTGTGGATCGGCAGGATAGTAAGCTAAATCTTTCATTAGTATCTCTGAACCATTTATGAAATGGATTGTGTTTGATGAACCGTTAATAGTGAAATGTGTTCCATTAATAACTCCTTGCATCTTACATACTTCTAGAAATGAATTAAGTGTTGTCTCCTTAAGAGTCTTTAACTTCTTTCTCCCCATTAACCATCTAGTTCCAGGATATTTCAAACACATCTTTAATAACCAATAACAACCAAGAATAGATTTAGCTGAACCAGCACCACCTCCGAAGATTATCTCTTTGTGGGTAGAGTCTTCTAGAATGTCTAGAGCTTCCGTTTGCTTACGTGTTAGTACCAAAACTATTTATATCTTCATTTCCAAGATCTTTTTTATCTGGGGTATAACTCTTAGTTTCATTCCAAGTTATCTTATTAATAGATTCACCATTAGTTGTTATATCCATCTTTCTAGTTTCAAATCCTGCTATCTTACTTAATTGTGCTAATGCTTTTAATGATGATTGTCTATCTGGTCTGGATATTACTCTTCCTGTGGCCGGGTCTCTCTCAGTTATTTCCAGTTTAACCTCCTCCACTATAGATTTAAGTTCTTTAACAACCCAAGACAACTTAATGTCCTCCTGTATAGCTATATGAGCTTGTTTATTTTCAATATAATTCTTAACCCTAGGTAATGCTAATAATTTATGTGCTAACACGTCCGCACTTTTATCAGTTACATCTGGTTTTAAATGAAGATATGCTAGTCTACCATTGAAATTAAATTCAAAATAGGCTTCTATAAATCTCTTTTCCCAGTCATTTATTTTATCAGGATCTTCTTTGGATGCTCTTGCTGCCATTATTATTTACTTATTTTGTGGGCTAATGCTTTTATGATTGTCTCCACTGGAACAAATCTAACTAAAAATCTTAACCATCTACCAGCACCAGTTGTTGCTTCTGATTTACTGTATTCCATTGCAGCTTCTTTTACTGCTTGTGTAACTTGTTCTTCCATTATATATTTATGTTTAA